CAGCGGCTACAGAGCCAAGTCCTGAGAACAAAGATCCTGACTGGACTGCAGGGGTCCTCATGGGAGAGCTGGAAGGGAAGTTCTACATCCTCGACCTGGTTCACGTCCAGAAATCTCCTGGTGATGTTGAGGACCTCATGGCAGCAACAGCAGAGCTTGACGGGAAAAGCGTCGAGATCGGTATGGAGGTAGAGCCGGGGTCCGCGGGCAAGAGGGAAGCTGAAAGGTTCAGGAGAACAATCTTTTCAGGATACACTTTTCACGCAGAGCGCAGCTCAGGCGACAAAGTCACCAGGGCAAAGCCTTTCAGTTCAGCTGTTCAGCATGGCCTTGTCTATGTTGTCCGGGCCCCTTGGAATAATGAGTATCTTAGCGACCTTGTAAACTTTCCTAACCCGAAATACCACGATGACTGCGTAGATGCATCCAGCGCATCAAATGATTACCTGACAAGAAAAGGACCGAATAAAACAAGAGGGATTTCTGCTCTCGTCCGGACTCGATAAAATATTCCTGAAATTCTACGACTTTTTCTGAGATATTTTTTGTTTTTTCTAAAAAAGATAATATTTTTATTTGTTAACAGCGTTAACTTTACAAAAAGGCGATTTTATGGATCTCTCCGAACTCCAGGAACTCATCTATTTTATATCCGGTATTGCTGCAGCCCTGGCTACTGCATACGGCACGATGAAGGCTCAGGGCAAGATAGTCTATCCCGCAAAGAAGATAGATGCAGGCAGGGACAAAATCAAAGAACTCACCGAGTCAAACGCGCTCCTCGAAGGTGTAGCTGAACTTATCAGCGAAGTCTCAGCCGATGAAGTCTCTGCTATGATTGCGAAGAAGAAAGAGCTGGACGCTACTCCAGGGATTACAAAAGAGCAGAAGGCTCTGACTCTGGGTATGATGTTCATGAACGCTATGAAAAATCCGTGATGAGAAATGTCTGAACTCAATGCAGCTGCCCCTACTCCTAAAAGGAAATTATCCTTAGCAGCAGCAGTCGAACCTCTTAACAGGTCGAACACTTCTTCAACATCCGGGCCCTATGTAAATTTTGACCAGAACAACAGATTTACTTTTTACCAGCAGCTATCCACCTGCAACCCCCACGTTTCTACCGGTCTAAACAAACTGGGGCTTTCCTTGGTCAAAGGCATGTCCTTCGATGGAAAAAAGCAGGCAGTGAAAGAGTTCAAAGAATATTCTAAAAAATCAAACTTCACAAACCAGATACAGACAATTTCCCGCGTCCTCTGCAGGGACGGGACTTATCTTGCAAAACCTGTGTACGGGGCAAACGGTGGTAGTTTCCGCCTTGTGCCTTTCCTGATGCCTTATACAACAATCCTGCCTGAGGGGTATGCACCAGGTTCACGACCCACAAAAATAATGCAGCCTGGAAAAGATCTGGAAAAAACCAGGTTCTATGTATACGAGAAACAGCAAGCTCAGGAAGTCCTCGAATTCAACAAGGTTGTATATGGTAACTATAACGAATATGATTCAGTGCAGCTGGATGTCAAAAAGAGGAAAACATACGGGCTATACGGGTCGTCTCTTCTTGTTCCCTTGATTCCAAGCATTCAAAACCTCCTGGACATCGATCAGGGGTTCATTTCCTTTGTCAAAAAATATGGTAACGGGCGGTATATTTTCAATTTCAGGTTAGTCGAAGAGCTTGTGAAGCAGGATATAATCACTCCTGAGGAAGGACAGGAAATCATCAATGATTGGTGTGAGAAACACAAGGACCTGTCCGAAAATGAGGACATTGTAGGGGCAGGCATTGATGTCTACACACCCGATCCAAAAGGCTCTCTTGATATTACAAAATTCAAGGAGAGTCTTGAGACTGAAATTCAGATAGGACTCTTCCAATCGCCTTTGAACATGGGTAAGGCTTCCGGCACGACTTATGCAAGTGCGTACATGGTCGAAGAAGACAGGATGTTAGTCCTCGAAGGGATTCAGGAAATTGTAAAAGGTCTTGCTCAGACAGCTGTAGATTTCAGGCAGGCTGCTGCAGGAAAACAGCCAGGTTCAGTGACAATTGAATTTGAGGAATTGTCGCTTGAAAAATTAACAGTGACTGAGATGCAGGAAATGTACAACACAGGCGTAATTTCAAAAGAGATGTTTTTGAAACGTACAGGATTCCCGGAAGAGGAAATGCAGGAGTGAGTGCATGACACTGTAAAATGCAATACAATTCAAAAACGGAGATAAAAACGATGTTAAAACAACTGTTTATGATATTATTTTTAGTTATGCTCTTAGCAACACCGTCAGTCGCAAGTGAAAAAGGTGCTATAATCCAGATGACCACAACATTAGAAAACAGCGATACTCAGCTACATTTTAATTATGCTGAAAACCTGGGAGATGGGCGTGGTGTTACATTTGGGTGTATCGGGTTCTGCACTGGGACTTATGATGGGAACATCCTTGTCAAACATTATACTGAACTGAATCCAAATAACAATCTTGCAAAGTATATCCCGGCTCTGAATAAGATTGATGCTGGTCCTCACAATGCAGCAGGTGGAGACGGAAATCCAAGCTTAGAGGGATTATCTGGATTTATAAAAGACGTTCAGTCGTGCAATGACCCACTTTTCAAGACAGCTCAGATTGACAAACTGGATGAGCTCTACTATAATCCTGCAATGGAAATTGCAGATTCTATAGGCGCAAAAAATGCACTTACTAAAGCTTTCATCTATGATATGTGCGTCAGGCATGGAGTTGACGGGGCAGAAAGCATCATCAGGAAGGCAGGTACTACTCCGAAGCAGGGAGCTGATGAGAACACATATCTCGGAAAGTTGATTTCACTCAGGGACGCAAAACTAAAGCAGGAAGGCCTGGGAGATGTAAACAGAGATCAGGGATACAAAAACGTCCTCAACAGTGGAAATGTTAATCTTCAGACTCCCTTTACTTTCGTTGCTTATGGAGAATCTTTCACTATTGATGGCAACTTAGATCTCGGAGAATACCAGGAAGAAATCCCAGTTGAAGAACCACCGGAAGTAATCGAACCGGAAGAACCTGAAGAACCTGAAATTACACCAGAGGAACCTGTAATTACTCCAGAAGAGCCTGAAAACACGGAAGAAAAGGATAACAAATGGCATCATAAAAAATATCATAAACACGGCAGGCATCACAAAGAGTGTCACAGACACAGTAGAAGATGTTGAAACATAAGAATACCGGCTTCTGAAAAACAGATGTGAAAAAATGCTTCTGAACACTCCTGAGATTCGTCGCATCGAATCCAGGTTCCTTTCTCTTTTTGAAAGAACTTTCCTTAAAGGAATCAAGGGAAAGCCTGCACCCTCTTACCTGAAATCAGTCAAGACTCAGTTCAAGTCAAAGACCTTCCAGATCCAGGCGGACAAAATCATTGATGATATCTACCTGCAGTCAATCGAACATACAGACAAACAAACAAAAAAGGCGCAGGCAAGTGTACTAAAAAAAGGCAGTAGGCACTTATCAGCTGCTTCAAAACCTCTTCCGATTACCGAGGAAGCCGTCAGGCAGGCTGTAGGATTATCGAAGGAAGTAACCGAATCAATCATCAAGTTCCTGAAGGATGATGGGATCTACCTTGAGCATCCAAACACGCTTGAGAAAAGAGTACGGGAACTATGGGGTGGACAGAAGTATAGAGCTGTAAGATTTGCCAGGACGTTCACAGCTGATGTGGCTACAAATACAGAGCTCTGGAGATATCAGGATGCAGGGATTGACGACCTGCAGTTCTATGCGAAGATAGATGACAAGACTTCTCCGCAGTGTCGCACTATGCATGGGACGGTTTTTAAGACTGATTCTCCTGAGGCTAGACGGTACCGTTGTCCTTTGCACCAAAATTGCCGCAGTAGCCTCCTTCCTGTGCCTATCACTCAGAAAGTAGATCCTAAGATGCGGTTCGAGAACAGGGACTTCACTAGGCAGATGGATCAAGAATTCAATATCCTTGATGACCGAACAGACAAGGACCTCATCAAGAAAACCTTTTCCGATATCGATACCTTCAATGAGAAGTACAGGATTGATCAGTTCATTCTTGACGAGGATGTAGAAGCCAGGCTGCAGAAGTTGAACATCCAGATCCTGAGTGAGATCCCAAAGGAGAAAACTAACTTAAAATATACGCCAGTAAAGACAGTTAAAAAGGCTGAGGAGTGGCTATTGGAAAACACTTCAGTGAAGTATGCCGATTTCAAAGGAGTGCATATAGACATTGTTAATGAGATGATTGAAAGTTTCGTATACCATCTGAATCTAGAACCTAAACTTGCTAACAAAATGAAATTTTATGGAACAGGACAGGCACAATTCGAGCTGTGGTATCAGGATGAACTCAAGAAGGAAATCGAGTGGCTAAAAAAACTCCACCCAGAAGATGAAAAACTCATATTAGAAAGGGCAAAGAGGAGAATTAAAAAGCCAAAGATGGATGGCAAAACATACGCTCATTCGTGGAATCATCCCAAGTTTGGAGGCATTGGAGTAAATAAAAAGTTCGGTAGCAACCCATTAACGTTTTCTGAATGTGCCGAAAAAGATGAGAGTGTAGGATGGCATCCTACAGGCTGCAAAACTATTAAATCGATATTCGATCACGAGTTTGGCCATGAGTTAGATAACATTTATAACATATCCAATTCAGATATAGTGTCAAATCTCTATACCAAAAAAAATATTGAAGAAATTCATAACAACCTTTCTAGGTATGCTCTGACTTCCAAACAAGAGCTTGTGGCAGAGGCATGGGCAGAATATCTAAATAATCCAAGTCCCAGAAATATTGCAAAGGAAGTTGGAGAGTTTATAACGTCAGAAGTCAACAAGGGTAAATCATGACAATCGGAGCGGCACCAGTTTGTTTGGAATGTAAACATTTAATTGAAGATCTGGGTCCTATGCGATGCAAGGCATTTCCTGATGGCATTCCTGATGAGATCTGGAGAGGCAACAATGACCATAAGAAACCTTATCCTGGAGATCATGGGATACAGTTCGAACACGTATGACTATTGGACCCAGACCTGTATGTTTAGATTGCAAACATTTTATACACTAGAAGGGCTCGTTCAGGTGTGCCGCTTTCCCTGATGGTATCCCGGAAGAAATAGAGATGGGTGAGAACGACCACAAGAAGCCTTATCCTGGGGATCATGGAATTCAATTCGAGCACGTTTAAAGGATGACTCAAGAAGCCATTAAGTCTTTAGCTTAGTGGCAGTTCGCCGAAGGAAGAAACATGACATGTATTGACGACCGGGAATTAGACAAAGTAACTTACAGTTCGATCTGTCTTCCGTGCAAACATTTTCAGAGAGAAGCTTATTCTGAAACCGGTAAAAAGACATGTGATGCTTTTCCTGATGGTATTCCTGATGAGATCTGGAGAGGCAACAATGACCATAAGAAACCGTACCCCGGAGATCATTGGATACAGTTCGAGCACTTATGACTATTGGACCCAGACCTATCTGTTTTGAATGCAAACATTTTATAGATGAAGAGGGACCTATGAGATGTGAAGCCTTTCCGGATGGCATCCCTGAAGATATCGTATTAGGAGATAACGATCATAAAAAGCCTTATCCTAGAGATAATGGAATCCAATTTGAGCATTTATGACTACTTTCCTCTTTTTAATGAGGAGTATCTATTTTCGCATTTTATGAAACCTTATCTCAAAAGACCACGGTTTTAACTATATACAGATGGAGTAGTAAGCACGGTGGGAGAAAAATTCGTTTTGGATGACTCATCTGATGCAGAAATCATCTATAGCCCAATCTGCTCATATTGCAAACACTTCTATTGGAAAGGCAGAGGGATTCACGAATGTAATGCTTTTCCTGACGGCATCCCAGATGATATATGGAGAGGCGACAACGATCACAAGAAGCCTTACCCTGGAGATCACATGATTCAATTTGAACACGTTTAAAAAAGCAAAATTTGTTTACTTACTTTCTTCTGCCATTCTGCTCTGTTTTATGTGGTGGACTTAGATATGAATTTCTAAGTTCTTCAGTGCAAATTTTTAAGGCTTTATCTATTTTTAAATCGGGAACTATCGTATTTTCTCAACATATCTCGTATTTTCTCAATCCACTTTGGATAAAGAGCCATCTCTCGTTCACGTCTTTTACTTACCAAGAGCACCACGCATAGTATAATGACTTATCATCTTATAAAAAAACTTATTACTACAGGGCTACCTTTGGTGTAATTCTTCTGTTTTTGAGCTGAAAAAAGGAAAAAAGAGAAAAAAGCTTTGCTGGGAATGCCTCTTTTTAATACGTTATCTTATTGTTTCTTGTTATAGCACTTGGTGCATCAATTCCCGGCTTCGCACATTTCTCAATTATGTTGTCCTCTATGATTACATTTGACATTTTTGCCTCTATTGCTCGAACTCCTGGATAAGGTAGGTCCTTGATAGAATTCCCATAAGCTCGGATATCCTTGAGTTCTCCCTGCAACTGCAGACCAGTATGGCCACCTCCGGAGGTGCTGCATTTGTTGTTAAGAAACTCCCCTTTTGTCACGTTATAGAAGCGGCAGCTGGAATTTGTTCGGTTGATGAACGTGGAATTTCTAACAGAGATGCCGTCCACGTAATAAGCGTATATCCCATCATGCCCACATTTGTTGACAGTTATTCGGTCTATGTCAACACCATAACAGTTGTTAAGCAGGATGGCATCATTGCAACCGTTCTGGAAAACACAATCCTCGAGAGTCAAACCGTTACAGCCTATCAGGGTTGCCATGTTATAAAGCGAAGTTCCGAGCCTGACGTCAGGATAATAATCACTCTGACTACCATCGACAGTGAAGTTCTTCAGGACCACATTGTTTGCGGAGTTTCCAGCGATCATCAGCATAGCCTTTTCTTCTTTGATAGGACATCCACGGTAACCCCAGGCAGGCAGCCCTTTTGCGAGCTTTATTGTTGCACCATTTCCATCGAAGATGGTATGGCTACGGAACAGGAGAGAATCTTCTATTGTGTAGATGACATCCGGATCCAGGATTATCGTCCCACCATGAGCAAGAGCTTGATTGATTGCTTCTGACGTGGTCCCACGATATGTCCTGAGCTTTCCATCTGCGCCGATAGCTTCAATCGTGTTCTATCGCTTCAGTTTGACGTATATTTCAATACCTTCTGCCCGCTCCTTGATCTTCTCGGATATCTCTTCGGCTTCTGACTCAGAGACACATGGAATTACCAGGTAGGCTGCATCGTCCGGCTGAGTAGGGATCTCGGGTGTTTCAGGCTCCGGTTCGGTTGGCTTTTCAGGCTCCACAGGCTGTTCTGGTTCAGGCTCAGGATCGACATAAGAATAAGTGTATGCCACGTTCATCATTCGGGATCTGGGTGTCCCAGAGGTTTTCAGATACCATCTGATGATAACAGGCTTTCCAACTCCGGCAACAAAATCTACTGCCTTGAGCTGCTCTTCATATTTTGTATTCTTTGTTGTGAATGTTGCCAGTTGTTCCTGCTTCCCATCGACTTCTATAGTAACTATGCATGTGCCTTCAATGCCTGAAGCCGAAACCTGAAATAACATGGAAAGCTTTTCAATCTTGATCCTCTTACCTTCCTGTGCTGGAATCGTTTCTTTTTTCTGCATTTCCCTTTCTGTCGAAAAATCGATTTCGGTGTAGATGGTCGAATATACTTTTTTTGTATCCTCAATGGTAGGCATGGTTATTTTCTCCTAAAAATCTGTTTTTCTGGTAATGAATTTCGAATAGCAGTAACCTGTTCAGAACTACAAGAAATAAACAAGAAAGCTGGTCTTTCAGCTGGCTCTTCTTCTGGACCCTCAACTGTGCTGGATACATTTATTGCACCGTAGTAATCCCCAGATTCGTTATTCAGGAAAGTGTTCTCAGAAGCTTCAACGGTATAGTAATCCTTTCCAAGAACATTGGCAATTGCATATCCTGAAACTGCCCCTGGATAGAAGGCCTTCCTTGTATTGACAATTGAGTTCTTCCTGACTGTTGCTTTGCAGCCCTTCACCCCACCTTTCCCGATGTAGTTGTCAAAACTGACCGCATTTCCAGAGCACCCATCAAAAATATTGTTCTCGATCAGAACATCCGTGAAACCATCAAAAACCATCCCACCTACTCCAGGGATCGTGTTCGCTGCTGGCATCATACCGCAGTTTCTGAATGTATTGTGATGGATGTACACTCCAGCTGCACCGCCCAGAGGCACGCTTGCTATACCCCAGACACCAGGTCCGTAAGTGTCCTGGACCAGGCAATTCTTCATCTCGATATGCATGCATTTTGTCCCGTCCAGGATATTCTCAAGCTGCACAGGCGGAGCCCAGGCATTGTTCGTGAAGTCGTGGAACTGGCAGCTGTCAATCAGGACATTAGAAGAGGACCTTACCCGGACAGCATTGTTAGCCCGGATTTCAAAAGAACAGTTTTCAATCGTGGCTCCAGAACATTTGAAAAGGTGAATGAAGTCATGTCCCCCTTCTGCACCGGAGCAGTGGTCAAAGACAAGGTTTGAACCGCCGTTCAGCCTCCACCCATCCCCCTCATTCCGGTTCACTTCCACATTCCGGAATACTGAGTTTGTGATATTTGAAAAGCCGAACAGGTTTCCATACCCTACTCCATGATCGTTCTGAGTGTTTCCCTGGTTTGCATAGTTCCCATCATAGACAAGGCCGTCAACTTCCAGGCCTGTAATCGAAGAGCCTTTCTGTCCTATGATAGGGACCTGTGCTCCAAAGTTAGGAGCGTTGTCCATGAGCTTCCATGTCACTCCTTCCTCGAAAGTCATTTTTGTATTATCGTTCAAAAACAGCCGGGAGTTGAGGAGGTATTGTCCGGTATCGCCTTTCAAAAAATGAACATGTGAGTACTGTAGCAGATCGCCGTTCACCGTTCCCGTTTTGTCAAGTGCCTTCTGTATGCCAGGGGAACTTGTTCCCTTAACCGGGGTTAGTATGCAGGTTTCCACAAAACCACCGTTATGTTTTTACATTGTTAACGCTGTTAACTTTAATAAATCATTTCTTCCTAAAGATCGCCACATTCACGAAAAAAGCCTGAACCTTCGGTGTTCGTCCTGAAGAATACAAAAACAGGTTGTGGGGATGATTCTCACCTGCGTAAAGAAGAATCAAAGGCAATGAAGGCAAAAATCACTCTCTTTTTTACTTTCCTTTTTAGGAAAACAAATGTTCCGCGAACATCATATTAGTAATATTTCTTCTGAAATTTCTTTTTATAATTTGGCAATAAAATATAACTGTGTGACACTTCTCTATGCTTTAGCAGTTTATCAGTGATCAAATACATCTTTTAATCATTAATTTTTGATAAAAATTGGCTAATTAAAATATATATAATTATATTAGATAATATATAGGTAAAAAAATCTATATTTAGTATTTATAACTTAAATACATACTTAGACGAATTTAATTTTTATAAGATTATATTTTATATATATTTTTTGAATATGAGTCAAGGCATATGCTCATATATAAATTTTTTAGCCAAATAATCGAAAGATAAAAAATTAAGAAATTTATTTCAATCAAAATAAATCTGAAAATTGTATTTTTTGACTATTTGGCCGAAAAACTTACAAAGGATGAGTAAATATGAATTTATGGAGTTCAAGAGTTTTCCAAGACCAACTTAACTCCATAAAATATGCCAAAGAGGCATGATTAAGTTAGCTTTGCATATATTAAAGCTTACCTGATTCTGCCTCCTGGGTAAAATGCACAGGAGTGAGTAAATAATGAAAGAATTTAGAACCGGAATTTTGCTTGTGACAATACTTTTGGCGAGTTTTGTTCTTGTACCAGCTACGAGTGCGGCTGCCGAGGATGCAAGTGTAAACAATCTCTCTGATAGTGAGGTTGAAACTTACGGCATCGATGGGCTAACTCCTCAACAGGTTAAAGAAATAGAAGCTGAAATCAGCCGTATAAGGGACATGCCAGATATTGTCAATAACTGCCCTTATATGCCTCTGCTTGTGGCCACTGACGAGCAAAAAGAGATTTTCTTAGGGTATATAGACAATTTATCAGTCTCGGACTCTGAGAAAAAGGAAATGAAAAAAGAATTGAAAGATATTTGGAGTCGTGTTCCAGACAAAATCACGGAAAAAGATTATCCAGTGATGGAAAAAATCGGAAAGGCAATAACCACACATGTTGAAGAGACATATTGGGCAGAAGATCAAAGTGTTAGATGGATGTCATATGCACACCGTAACTTAATTTCTGCCGGTGTCAATTTGGTTTATGGAAATCCTACTTGGGCAGGCTGGGCTTATGATACTGCTATGGATCCCGATACCTCCATTGATACAGGTTCAATCTATGTCCCTGTACCTACTCCGCTTGGTTTTGTGACGATTTCGCTTCCTAAAAAATGTTACTACCATTATTATA